GGCGCGTCAAGTCGGGCCGGACCCTCTCCGCCGCCAACCGTACCCTGATCGCCGACGCGGTCAAGGCGACGACGGCGGCGGCCGAGGGGCTGCAGGCCCTGCTTGACGCCACCGACCCGGAGGCCGCGAAGGCGGTCACCGCGGCGGACGTGCGCCGCATGCAAGTCGAGGGCCTGGCGCTCTACGCCGCCACCCTCTAGCCCCGTCCCCGTCCCCCAGCCCCACCCTCGCCGGCGCGGCCGCCCACACGCGGGCAGGCCCCGGCACCCACCCCCTCGGGAGTACACCACATGAGCACCGTCGCCGAGCGCCTCCGCGCCGTCGTGGCCGAAGCGCAGTCCATCACCGTCAAGGGCATCCTCGGGCCCGACGAGACCACGCGGGTCGAGGGGCTGCTGGCCGAGGGCCACGCCCTCAAGGCCCAGATCGAGCAGGCCGAGCGCCTGGGCGAGCTGACCGATTACGCCGGCAAGAGCGCCGGGATGCTGCCGATGGCGGGCATGCCGCTGGTGCTATCCGGCGGCCAGGCCGGCGAGGCCACCGTGGAGACCGGGCGCGACGAGCGCAGCGGCCTCAGCTCCGTCAAGCTGCTCCAGGACTACGGCGAGGGCATCTACAACCCCCGGCTGCAGGCCACCACCGGCACCAAGGCCTACCGCGACAGCTTCCGCAACTACATCCAGCACGGCAAGGACGTGGGGCCCACCCACATGAAGACCCTGCAGGACGCCTCCGACGCGTCGGGCGGCTTCCTGGTGCCGACCGACATGGCCGATCGGATCATCAGCCGTGCGCCGACCCCCACGCGCGTCGCCAGCAAGGTCACGCAGCTGACGACCTCGCGCGACCAGCTGGGCATCCCGCGGGTGAACTACAGCCTGGACGACAACTACACCACCGGGATCCGGGTGACCTGGACGGGCGAGACCCCGGCCTCCAGCACCGCGATGCGCGTCACCGACCCGGTGTTCGGGATGACCAACATCCCGGTGTTCACCGCGATGCTGTCGATCCCGCTGACCAACGACCTGATCGAGGACAGCCAGTTCCCGGTGATCTCGTATATCACCGGCAAGTTCGCCGAGACGGTGGACCTGCTGCGGGACAACATGATCCTCAACGGCACCGGCATCGGCCAGCCGACGGGCATCCTGGCCAACATCGGCGGCGACACCAACGTCAGCCCGGCCTACGTGGCGAGCACCAACGCCTCGGCGCTGACCGCCGACGGCATCGTCCGGCTGGCCACGGCGCTGCCGGAGCAGTACGACGACAATGCGACGTTCATCTTTAATAAGACGAACACGATGCAGGCGATCGCGCTGCTCAAGGACGCCCAGAATCGGTACCTGTTCGGCGTCGGCTACCAGGACAGCGGCCTCTCGCCGAGCCTGCGCAACCGCCAGTTGCTCGGCTACGACGTGACCCTGTCCGGGTTCATGCCGAACATCGCCCCCAACGCGTTCCCGATCATCTTCGGGGATCCGCGCGGCTACTACCTCGTGAACCGGGTGACCTTCTCGATCCAGGTGCTGCGCGAGCTGTACGCCGAGACCAACCAGATCCTGCTGGTGGGCCGGCTGCGCTTCGGCGGCCAGGTCGCCGAGGGCTTCCGCCTCAAGGTCGGCAAGGTCTCCGTCAGCTAGACCCCGCCGCCCCCGGCCGTCCCCACCGAGCCGGGCGGGCACCACCCGCCCGGCGCCCCACCCGCACACACAGGAGGATCGTAGATGGCTATCCACCGCGTATCCCAGCGGCAGCTGGTCAAGGCCGCGTTCATCGTGGCGATCGCCGCCGCCGCGACCAACGGCGCCGGCGTCAACTGCTTCACCTATCGGCGCGCCTGCGCGCTCTTCCAGACCAGCCCCACCGGCGCGGCCACCACCTCGGACTGCAAGCTGCAGGAGAGCAACGACAACGGTGCCACCGATCCGTACGCGGACGTGCCCGGCGGCAGTTTCACGCAGGGGACCACCGCGGCCGGCGCCACGGTGCAGCTGCTGGACATCGACCTGGCCAAGCGCAAGCAGTGGATCCGCCTGGTCCACACCGGCGCGGGCGCGGCGGTGGCCGGCGTGGCCAGCGGCAGCGTCGTGCTGGTCGAGGGCCAGTTCCTGGCCCCGGCGCAGGACCTCGCCGCCGTCTCGGTCTAGGGCGATGGCGCGCACCTGGACCGCGATGAAGATCACGCCGCAGACCACAGCCTGCACCACGGACGGCACGCCCTACCGGTCGGACTGGACCGGGATCGTGCATGTGCTGAGCGCCGGCCACGTCCCCGAGCTGGTGGTGCGGGGCTTCGCGGTGGCCGTCGCCGCCGACCTGCGGGGCCACCACAGCGGCGTGCCGCTGATCATCACCACGGAGGCCTAGCATGGCGGACGAGATCCTGACGGCGATGGTGGCCCCGCAGGCGGCGGTCACCTACTGCACCCGCGACGGCACGCCCTACCGGGCCAGCGCCGTGGACGGCCTGGTCTACGCCCGGCCGGAGCACATCGCCGAACTTACCGGCTACGGCTTCGCGGCGGCCACGGCCTCGCAGGTGCCGCCCGGCGCCACCGTGACCCTGGACGAGGGCTGGTAGCCGCGACCTAGCACGGGAGGTGACATGGCAATCAAGGGCTACACGACGGCCGCGGCGGTCGCCTCCTATCTCGGGCGCACCCTCACCGCGCCCCAGCTCGCCCAGGCGACGGCGCTGGTGGGCGCGGTCGAGGCCTACATCGACCACGCCACCCGCCGCGGCTGGCTGCTGCCGCCGGTGGTGGGGGAGCGCTACGACCTGTTCGGCCCGGAGATCTACCTGCGCAGCGCCCCGGTGGCGAGCGTGGAGGCCCTCTCCACGCGGTCACGGCGGGTCGGCGACGTGCAGACCGTGCTCACCGCGGGCACGGACTACGAGCTGGTGGACGCCGACCAGGGGCTGGTGCTGCTGGCGGGTGGGCTGATCCCGGACTTCTCGACCAGCGACATCCCGGCATGGACCACCGTCGGGCCGCGGCGGGGCACGCCGGCGCGCTACGCCACGGTCAGCTACACGCCCAACCTGCCGGTGCCCGCGGATATCGCCCAGGCGGCCGCCCAGCTGGCGGCCTTCTGGCTGGTCAACCAGCTGGACCCGGCGCGCTACGGCCTCTCGCGCATCGCCTACGGCCACGAGCTGACCCTCGCCTTCAGCCGCATGCAGGCGGACGGCATGATCCCGGAGGACGTGCAGGCCACGCTGCTGCGCAACCGGCTGGTGATCGTCTGATGGCCCTGCCGTACAGCAACGCGCAGGTGCAGATCCGGCGGCAGTCCTACAACGCCGCGACCAAGCAGACCGCGGCCGCGACCCTCCCACAGCTCGTGCCGATGTACATCCGCGATATCGCCCTCGACCTGCGGGCGCAGGGCATGGCGGCGGGCTTCGACTACCGGCTGGGGTGCGACGGGGCCACGGACCTGCGCGACGGCGATCAGATCGTCGGCTACAACCCCGCGGGCGCCGCCGTCCCCCCGGTGCTGACCGTGCGCCACGTGGGCTACCACATGCCCGGCACGCCGTACGAGTACAAGACGGCGCTGCTGGCGGCGCTCAAGCCAGCGGGGAGCAGCACCTGATGTGGGTGACGATCGACGGCGGCGGCCGGCTGCACGCGCTCGGCGGCCGCTTCATCCGCCAGGCCGTGACGCTGCGCCGGTTCGGCGTGGCCGTGCCGACGACGCTGGTGCGCGAGATCCAGGACATCGTGACCCCGGTGCTGCTGGAGGAGACCCCGGTGAGCCCCGACGACGTGCCGGGCAAGCCGCACCTGCTGAGCGCGACGGAGCGGCCGCGCGTCAAGCTCTCGATGGGCGGGGGCCTGAGCATCGTCTGGGGCACCGACGCGCCGTACGCCCCCTTCGTGCTGCACGATACCGCGCCGCACACGATCATGCCCCGCAACGGCAACGTCCTGGCATTCATGGCGGGCGGCGGGATGATCTTCGCACGGTACGTGCATCATCCCGGCACCAGGGCCAATCGCTACCCCGAGCGCGCCGTGGCGCGCACCCGGCCGGAGATCCGCGCGGCCCTCGTGCGGAGCGGCCAGCAGATCCTCGTGGGGTTCACGTATGGCTAATCCCGTCAACGCCGGCGACCCGGCCGAGTACCTGGCGGTGCTCGCCGCCATCCTGCCGGCCGGCACGGCGGTGGCGCCGGGCAGCGTGGTGATCCAGAAGGGCCTGCAGGCGGCCACCGCCTCGTGGCCGGCGCTGATCCTCAACGCGCCCCGGGTCAAGGACCGGCGATCGGCGATCGGCATCGGCGGCGCCACCCGGCAGGCCAGCTTCGAGGTCCACGGCATGTACCTGGACCGCTGGGAGAGCGGCACGCGCACGCTGGAGCAGATCCTGGCCGACGCCAACGCGGCGCTGCAGCGGATGAAGCACAACGTGCTGGTCAACCCGTCGCTCGGCTACGACAGCGTGATCGCCGGCGACGACGTGGAGATCGCGGTCGACGGCCCGGTCCACGATCCGGGGCTGGGCTTCACCCTGGTCACCGGCGAGATCGTGATCTCGATCAAGGGCCCCGCCTACACCCCCTGAGCCGCCCGCCACCCGCCACCCGCTCCGCCGCGCCGGGCCGGGCCGGCCTACGCCCCCTAGGAGGTCACCATGCCCCGTGTCCAGTTCACCGGCGATCACCCGCAGGCGCCCCCCGGCTACGAGCTGTTCGAGCCCGGCGAGGTGCGCGCGGTGACCGAGGAGGAGGCCGCGCACCTGACCCGCAACGTCTGGTACCGGCCCGTCGAGGATACCCAGCCGGCCCCCGCGTCCGCGGTGGCGCCCGACCAGGCCCCGCCGCCCGCCCCGGCGCAGGCGTGGCCGGACCAGCACCCCGTGGAGGACTGACCCATGCCCGTGCCCGTACAGTACATCAGCAACTACGGCTTCCTCGGCGTCGCCAAGGAGGCCACCTTCGGCACCCCGCTGCCGGCGACCGACTACTTCGCCTTCGAGAGCGAGGGCTTCGAGACCGATCCCGGCGTGCTGCCCGTGCCGACCATCCGCGGCACCCGCGCCGAGAACAACACGTTCTACCTCGGCGAGATCAAGACGGTCGGCAAGATCGCCATGCCGTTCTACCCGACCAGCGGCATGCGGCTGCTGGCGGCGACCTTCGGCAGCGACATCGTGCAGGCCGGCGCGGCGGGGATCCTGACCCCGGTGATGGCGGCCCCCACCACCAGCGCCTCCGGCGGCGTGCTGGCGGCGGCCACCTACTCCTACCGGATCAGCGCGATCAACGCCAACGGCGAGACCACCGCCGCCGTGGCGCAGACCATCGCGGCCCTGGGCAGCTCCTCCAGCAACATCCTCACCTGGAGCGCCAGCGCCGGCGCCACCGGCTACCGCATCTACGGCCGCACGGCCGGCGCGGAGCGGCTGATCGCCCAGGTGGGCGCGGTGCTCACCTACACCGACACCGGCCTGCAGACGCCCACGTACGCCCCGCCGGCGTCCAACACCACCAGCGGCGGCAACATCCACACCATGACCCCCAACGAGTCGGGGATCACGCCGCTGACCGTGGAGAAGGCGCTGGCGACCCTGACCAGCCAGCAGTACACCGGCTGCCTGATCAACAAGGCCGCGTTCAAGATGGCGACCAACGCGCCGGTGAAGGTGGACTACGACATCATCGGCCAGGTGGACGCGCAGATCGCGCCCTCCACGCCGTCGTACGTCGCCGACACCCCCTACGCGCTGGCCAACATCGCGGTGAGCAAGTTCGGCCTGGCCGATCCGAACGTGCATATGCTGGACTTCGAGATAGACAACGGGATCAAGCCGGTCTATACGTTCAGCGGCCAGCGGTTCAGCACGCTCAACTACTCGGGCGCGCGCAAGATCGTGGGCAAGATGACCACGATCCTGCAGTCGATGACCGACTACAACAACGCCATGGCCGGCACGCCGGGCCAGCTGGTGGTCACCCTGACCCAGGGGGGCAGCAGTTGCACCTTCACCCTGCCGAAGATCGTCTGGGGCAAGCCGGCGCAGCCGCTCAAGATCGGCGAGCTGATCTACCAGGAGATCCCGTTCACCGCCTACTACCTGCCCGGCACCCCGTACGACATCCAGGCGGTGGTGGTCAACAACGTGCCCACCGCCTACTAGGTCCCCGCGCCCGCGCCCGCATCCCGGTATGCGGCGCGGCATGGACGCGCGTCCCGTCCCCCCCATCCCGCCGGCCCGGCGCGCCGGGCCGGCCCACTCCAGGAGGAACCACCATGGGCTACAAAGCCAAGGTCTCGGCGATCACCGCCCGCGTCGATCTGTCCGAGGGCTACGGCGCCACCGTGCGGCTGCTCGCCAAGCAGGACGAGGACGCCTGCCAGGCCGCGCTGCTGGGCGGTGCCCGGACCACCGGCCAGTACGTGGCCGAGGACGGCGGCAAGGGCAGGACGACCCTCGATCAGTCGCTGAACAACGCCGCCTACACCCGCGAGCTGCTGACTCGCGGCATCGCCTCCTGGGACCTGGACGACGAGGCCGGCGCGCTGCTGCCGATCGACGCCACCACGGTGGAGCTGCTGAGCGGCCGCGACGCCAACGCGCTGGTCAAGGCGATCAAGGACCTGAACACGCCGCCTGATAAAAGCCCTGCGCCGACGGCTTAGCGAGCGCCTCCACAACACGATGAAGGGGTACGGCGACCCCTACCCGGCGGACGGGGACCTGCCCTTCTGGGAGTTCTACACCCTGGCGCGGGACTTCGGCTGGCGCTGGTCGGACTACGTGGGCACGCCGCAGCCGGTGGTCGACTACCTGACGCTCTACCACAGCATCGAGGCGCCGCTGCGCGCCCAGGCCCGCCAGCAGCAGGGCCAGTAGGGCCGCCAGCACCCGGGAGGTCGCGGCATGGATCTGACCACCGAGGTGCTGGAGATCATCATCCGCGCGCGGGACGAGGCGTCGGCGCAGTTCGACCACCTGGCCAACAGCGTGGACGGCGCCGCCGCGCGCATCAACGGCGTGCGGGCCGGCTTCGCCGCGATGGGCGCCGGCGCCGCCCTGGCGATCGCCGCCAGCATCAAGGCCGCCGCCGATTTCCAGGACATGACCCAGAAGGTGCAGAACAACACCACGATGACCGCCCGGGACCTGGCGACGATGCGCGCGGGCATCCTGCGGCTGGCGTCCGAGGGCAACACGCCGCTCAAGGAGCTGAGCGACGGCTTCATGCACATCAGCAACCTCGGCTTCAGCTCGGCGCAGGCCACGGACATCCTGCGCCAGGCGATGCGCTCGGCGTCCTCCACGGGGGGCGACACCGCCAAGGTGGCCGAGACGCTGGCGCTGCAGCTCCACGAGTTCGGCCTCAAGGCGGGGGACGCGGCGCGGGTGATGGACACCCTGCACTTCGCCGCCGCGCTGGGCAACTCGACGCTCGAGCAATTCGTGGGCACCACCAGCAAGGCGGTGGCGACCGCCGCCAACCTCGGCGTGCCGCTGCGGGACGTGGACGCCGCGCTGGCGGCCCTCTCGCGCCACATGCCGCTGGCCGAGGCCTCCACCGCCCTGGCCGGCGCGATGGACAAGATCGTGAACCCGAGCAAGAGCGCGGCCAAGGAGCTGGCGCTGCTGAGCGAGAAGACCGGCATCGACCTGGTCCACGACTTCACCCAGGCAGGCCTGCACGCCAAGGGGCTGTACGGCGTGCTGGACGATCTCCGGCGCGCCACCGGCGGCAACGTCACCGAGCTGTTCAAGCTGCTCCCCGCGCTGCGCGGCGGCCGCGCGGCGATGATCCTGACCGGGACGGGCGCCGCCGAC